CTTCTGCGAAGGCTCCAAGCTCGCCCTTGGCGATGCGCGCCTCGGCACCGGCCGCCTTGATCACCATGAGCTGCTGAGGTGTGAGCGGGAGGCGCTTGGACTGCTCCAGCGTTTCCTGCTTCATCCTGGCCAACTCGACGTTGGTGAGGTTCAGCACCTTGTTGGCGTCCGCCAGTGCATCCTCGAACGACATGGCCGAGCGGGCTGCCACAAAGCTTGGGGCCGTCGCTGCGGCTCCCATGGCCGTGGCGGCCGCGCCTCCGGACTGCAGGCGCGAGGCCGCCTCCTGGCGCTGCTGATAGCGCCGCTGGGCGTTTGCCGCGCGATCAAGGGCGGCCTGCCGTTCGGTGAGCCGGGTGGTCGTCTGGCTGATCCTGCTCGCCAGAGTCTGCTCGTGGCGAGCCAGTTGGGTGGTGTCGACGCCTGCTTCCTGCAGCTCGCCTTGCAGTCGCTGCAGCGTGCGCACCTGCTCCGTGCTGCGCAGCTCGAGCGTCTCGACCCGACGACTGGCGCGCTCGTAGGCCTGCGAGAGCTTCTTGGTCGGATTGTCGCTTGCTTCTACCTCGAGGCGCAAGGCCCGCTGCTGTCGGCGGGCCTCGTCCAGGGCAGTGTGATAGTCAGCAAGGCCCTTTTGCTGATCCTTGTAGACGGCAATCTTGCGCTGCTGGGCCTCCATCGCACGCAGCTCGTCGCGCGTCTCCCGCAGGGACTTGGCGGTTTTGCTCGACCCTTCGGTGATAGCCCGAAGCGGCTGGCTGACCCGGTCGAGCGCATCGAGCACGAAGCGCAGGCGAAGATCGCGCGACATGATTACTCCTTGATCAGTTTGAGGCGTTCAATCGCCAGTTCACGCCAGCGCATCAGTTCGGCGAGGCTCATGGCGTCGAGTTCCGAGGGCGGCCAATGGAAGACAGCGCCAATGTCCGCCCAAGCTTCCTCTACGCTCGGGGGAAGGCCGCCCGATCCCGCTTCTGCAGCAAAAAATCCCCGACCTCGGTCGAACAGGCGAACAGATCCTCGATGGACAGGGCAGCGGCTTCGGCCGGGCTGATCGGCGGGGTCGTGATGCGCGGCAGAAGGGTCAGGATGGCAGCGACATCCAGGCGCGCCAGATCGGCAATCGTCAGTCCACGCAACTCACCTGCGCCGGGCTTGCGCAGCTGCAGCGTGTCGATCGCGGTCTCGCCGCGCTGGATCGGGTTGTCGAGATTGACGGTACGGACATCGGCGGTCGTCACCGGAGCGGACGTGGTCTGGGTCATTGATAGCTCCATGATACAAAGAAGGGGGGAAGTGCCCCGGCTGATGCCGGGGCGTCAGGGTCAGAACAGGCCAAGGGCGGTGCGACGGGCGGCCATCAGGTCGACGCCGTTGATGATCTGGACCATGTTCATCACGTCGATCTCGATCTCGGTGCGACCGTTCCAGACCTCCTTGTAGTAGACGAGGGAGGACTTGACCTTGAACTCACCGGCTTCGCCGGGCTTGGCCTCGCCGCGGTCAATTTCATCGTGCCGGCCGCGCACGATCACCTCGACGGCATCCTGCCCGCCGGTGTCCTGCTGCTGGTAGAAGCCGACGAAGCGCTGATAGACGCCGGCAATGCCGGTCACGCCGAACTGGCGCAGGATGTCGCGCATGGGGCCCCCGAAGGTGGCCTCCATCTCGAGCCCTTCCATCCCCATGTCGAGCTTGACCGGGGCGAACATGCCGCCGCCGCGCCAGTCCTCGGTCTTGCGGACAAGCTTGGGCAGGACGATGCTCGAGACCTCTCCCATGAAGGACTGGCCTTCGTTGTAAAGCATCATGTCGGTCAGGATGCGGGGCAATGCCATGTGGGGGTTCCTTTACTCGTGCGGGCGGGGTCAGGCGGCAGCCTGGCCGGAGAAGTCAGCGAAGTAAGCGTCGGTGATGCGCTGGTTGAAACCCAGGTCCTCGAGCGGCGGCGGCACGGTGTAGTCGTAGTCGATGCGCAGCTTGCCTGCCTTCAGGCTGGCGATGCTGTTCTGGGCCTCGTCGTACCAGGCGGTCGCGCCGAGGATGACGCCGGCCGCCTTCAGCTGGCGGAAGAAGCCGTTGACCGTCTCGACGATGTCGCGGGCCAAAGCAGGGGTCAGCGGCTTGTCGATGGCCCATTCCATGCCCAGCGCCACGGTGTCGGCGATGAGCTGGGCGACGCGCACCGTGCTTTCGAAGGCGAACAGAGGCTCGGCCGAGCAGGTGCGGTTGCCCCAGAAGCGGTAGCCGGTCGAGGTGCGCACGAGCGCGGTCACTTCCTCGGCGTTGAGCAGGGCGGCTTCGGTGTCGCTGCTCTGCAGATCCCACTGGATGTCCCGGGTCAGGCCGACGACGCCCTGGACAGGGAAGTTCGAGAGGGTTTTTTGCGGGCCGACCTCCTCATCGATGCGGGCGCGCAGGCCCAGCGCACGGGCAACGGCGTGGCTGGTGGTGGTGGCTTCAGCCACGGTGTCGAAGGCGAGGAAGTCGGGGAACAGGAGCATGAGCTCGCGCGCCGAGAAGTTGGCACGGTAGGCGAGGGCCTCGGCCACGGTCGAGCCCAGGGCGCGGGCATATGCGAAGCCGCGCAGCTTCTGGGCAACAACGGCGAGCGCCGCCGTGACCGGCTGGGTGTCGAGGCCCGGTGCGCCGAGGATGCGGGGGCGAACGCCCAGCTGGCCTTCGGCTGCCAGCAGCGCCTGCAGGCCGGTCTTCTGGCCCTCGATGGTGTCGCCGATGACGTTGGCGGTGGTCTCTTCCTCGTCGAAGCCCTCGGCCACGCGGACGACGACAACGACCGGGCGGGTCTGGTCGGCAATGGCGCGCAGGGCGCTGCGCAGCGTGCCCATCGTCCCGGCCTTGCCGATGGCCGCCTCGATGTCGGTAACGAGCGCCGGGCGGTCGAGCGGGAAGACGCTGGCGTCAGCGTCGCTGGCCGTGGCGACAAGGCCGATGATGGCGGTGGACAGCGGCGTCAGGGTGCGACTGCCGGTGTTGATCTCGGTAACGGTGATGCCGTGTTTGAAACTCATGGAGGCTCCTTCAGGAAAGCGGGATGGTCAGGCGGACGAGGCTGTTGGGGGCGGGCGCATCGCGGCGCTGGCCCTCGAGGTGCAGGACGCGGCTGCTGGAGCTGGTACCGGTCTCCAGCGTGACCCGGCGCAGGCGCAGGCGCGGCTCCCAGCGGGAGAGCGCAACGGCGGTGGCACCGTAGATGCGCAAGGCCAGGGCCGGGGTCAGCGGCTGGTCGATCAGGTCCGGCAGCATCGAGCCGTAGTCGCGCCGGGCGAGGCGAGAGCCCAGCGGCGTCGTCAGGATGTCGGCAACCGACTGGGCGAGGTGAGCCTCGTCCGTCAGGCTTGTGCCGGTGTGGCGGCTCATGCCTGTCATCGACAGTGCCTCTCGACCAGGACGCCAAGAACCAGGCCGACGAAGCCGCAAACGGCGGCGATCAGGGCGCTCACTCCGGGCCTCCGGTCTTGGCCGTACCGGCGGCGACGCCGCTGTGCTTGTGACCCTTGAGGCTGATGCCGCCGCCCATCACGTTGGCCTGTCCGGTGACGGTGCCGCTGGCCGTGGCATTGCCCTCGATGCTGACATTGCCAGTGATGGTGACGTCGCCGACGATGGTCAGCCCGCCGTCGGCCTGGACGTGAGCGGTGCCGCCCGAGGGCAGCAGAGCCTCGAGCCGGTGAGTGCCGTGGTGGTAGCTGAGCGTCGCCCCGTCAGGGAGTTGCAGCAGGACAAGTTCAGGATCGCTCGACGGGGCGGGGAAGGAATTGGAGAACAGCCCGACCAGGACGAGCCCTGCCAGCGTGTCGCCTTCCGGGCACAGCAGCAGGCATTGCTCGCCGACCGTGGGGGGCGACCAGACGGTCACGCCGCCGGCGCGCGCTGCAAGCCAGGGCAGCGAGCCGGTGGTGATCTCGCCAGTCGTGACGCGGCAGGTGGCGCTCGCGTGGTCAACAGACGCGATGGTCCCGAGGCGCAGCATGTCGCCGAGCAGCTGTTCAAGGTCGAGGGCGGTGGTCATGCGCCTGACAATGGCGCGCTTGGCTACCGGATGCGCGGGGGCGTTTGTGGAGAGGCGGCCTCTCCACAAACTGCCGGTTGCCGCTCAATCGTTCGCGGCCGGGCCGGTAGTCAGTTTGCCGATAATCAGGTCTTTGAAAACGGAGGCGCTGCGGCCTCGATTATTTATCGAGGATGAGACGGTAACCGAAAGAAGCTGTAAACCAGTGGTACTTATGTTTGAGCAAGTTTTCCGAAGGGTCGGTCGAGGTTCTTCCGCCCCGGCTCACAGTAATATGGCAGCGAGCATTACCGGATTTCTCAACACATTCTGGAAATGGTGGAGAAAAATCCGTCGTAGCCTCGCTGGCATTGCCGATGACGTCGTACAGGCCCCAGGCGTTGGGACGTAGTTTTGCGACTGGATATATATGCCTCTGCCGGACATGCTTGCGCTCATCGTAGCTGACATCCCGAGCACTTACTTCGCTTTGATTGAAATGACCCCGGATAATCGCATTATTGTAGCCAATCTCGTTACCCCATGGAAATCGGCTCGACGTGCCGGCACGGGCAAGAAACTCCCATTCTTCACCTGATGGGAGGCGATAGTTTTTTCCCGTTTTCTTGTTGAGCCAGTCCAGATAACAGGGGAACTGCCAATAATGAATGCCCACGAGTGGGTAATCATCCTGATTTTCAGGCCGGTTCATATCAACTGTTTCTAAGCTCATATTAAATGGATGCGGGCAGTTGTTCTCGCGCACTGCCGCGGCATACTCTCGCCAAGTGAGCTCGGTGCGTGCCGCGTAGAAGACACGTACTTTACCGTCCGCATAGGTCATGGGTCGCAGCAGAACCATGGCAGGACAATCTTCACAGTCTTTGATTGCCGGTGAGCCGGAGGTGGGAAGAGAGCTGGCCGTCTCAGCTGTGGCGGCATTGTCGGCAAGGCCGAAAATGACGGCAAGAACCATGGCTCCTCTGGTTGAAGTGCCCCCCAAATCTACCTCCCCAAGCATCGATCACCGGTAAGACCAGTAATCAAGAATCGTTATTTTTATAACGGGGAATGGCTAATTCTTCACTTCAACGCATCACTTTCGGTGACAAGATGCACGATGCTGCGAAGCAAAGGTAGCAGATCTGATGCGCGGGGGCGTTTGTGAAGAGGCGGCCTCTCCATAAACAGCCGGTTGCCGCTCGCGGTTCGAGGTGCTGCACCACCTCGGCCCCCCTCACGAACGCAAAGGGGGCGAACACACTTTAGTCTGCCGATTCTTCCGTTGTCTCGGGTTCCGGCTCGGCGGCCTTGATCACGCCGAGTGCGATCTTCTGCGCCACGCCGCGCGCTACTTCCTCGACGCGTGCCTCGGTGGCTTCAGCGTCATATTCACCGGCTTCATCAAGGCAGGCGTTGACGGAGCGCTGGTGGACGATCTCGCCTTGCGTGAAGGTCACCGGCACGGTGCGGGTGCCGGCGTCGTATGCGCCGATCTGGTGGGTGAGTTCGGACATGATGGTTCCTTTCGTCAGGGGGTTATCGGCCGATCGTGCGCACCCAGATCGTGATGGTGCGGTTGTCGGCATTCCAGAAGGTGATGCTGACCGGCGGTGCGCCGTTGATGGACGTAATGCCGGTGTTGTCCTGGACGTCGGTGATGCCGTTCGCCGTCGATATGGCGAAACTCGGATGGACAAACTCGGTGTGCGCGACCGGCAGCGTCCAGGTGGCGTTGGAATGCTGAGCAATGGTGAGACTGGTCCAGCACTCCTTCGTGCCATCGGCAAAGACCCGATAGCCGTTCAAAGCCGCCATGTTCTGGCTGGTGACACGCTGGAAATCCGACGCATGCAGGCCGTCGAGCAAGTCTGCATCGACACCGGAGCCGGAGCCGTCGACGGTCAGCAGTTTGGCCTTCACATCGGCGGCGGAATAGCTGGCGGCGGGCAGGTAATAGCTGCCTTGCTGGCCGTCGAGCAGATCCGCATCAAGCCCCGAGCCCGCACCGTCGTTGGCCGCGTTCCAGACCTTGCGGCCGCTGAGATTGCCGATGTGGAAGTCCGTGCCATCGTAAAACAGCAGCCAGCGTGCGCCGCCCCCGCCATACTGCTCGCAGTATAGTCCGCCGAGACCGGAGGCGTTGAACATCGACACGACGCCGGTTTTATCGGCCCCGTGCAGAATGCCGTAGTAGCCGCTTCGAGCATTCCGGGCGATGTGGGCGGCGTAGGCGCTTTCGGCCGTCGTCGACGGCCCGACGAAGCTGGACGACTGCGCGCCGTCGAAGAGATCCGCATCGAGGCCCGAACCCGCACCGTCGTTGGCTGCATGCCACACTTTGCTCGTGTGATTCGATCCAACAAACCAATCGGCACCGTTGGTATACAGCAGCCAGCGGGAGTTGCCTGCGCCATCCCCATCGCGGACATAAAATCCGCCAGCCTGCACTGGAGAGAACATGGCTGTGACGTGGGTTTTGCCGGTGCCGAACAGAACACCATGGTATCCGCCTCGAGCTATCGAAGCTTTGTAGGCGGCAAAGTCGTGTTCAGAGTCTTCGGTTGGTCCGAGGTAAGATGAGCCGTGCAGGCCGTCGAGCAGATCCGCATCGAGACCAGAACCCGAGCCATCGTTGCCCGTGTGCCAGAACTGGACCCACTCCTGCCACGTGCCAGCTGCCTGTTGACGCCCCCAGAGCTGGAAGGTGGTGGCCGGAATGGCTGCGCCCAGCTGCCAGCGGTACCCGCTCAGACCGCCCGACATATCGATGCCGCCGAAGTAATTTCCGCCAGGCCGGTTCGCCGCCTGAAACCCGGCATGGAAGGGTATCAGGGCGCGGTAATCCCCCCGTGGCACCTCGTTCAGATCCGAGATGGCGGCGACCCGATAGATGCCGAATGTCTCTGCAGTCTGGTCGGCCCGCATGAGTTGGTGAGCGTGAAGACCATCGAGCAGGTCCGCGTCAAGGCCGGAGCCGCCGCCATCATTGGCGGCATGCCAGACCTTGCGTCCCGAGATTGCGCCGACGTGCCAGTCAACGCCGTCGAAATACAAGCGCCAGCCGGCCCCGGCACCCTGGGCATAGATCCCGCCGACACCGTCGGTGTGAAACATCACAACCGGTGAGGCCGTATCAGTACCCAACATCAGGCCGTAGTAGCCATTGCGCACCCGATCGACGGCATAGGCGGCATAGCTTCCAAGGGACGTCGTCGGCAGATAATCGTGGCTGTGGCTGGTCAGCGCGAAGGCCGAGGCATGCAGGCCGTCGAGCAGGTCGGCATCCAGCCCGGAGCCCGCGCCGTCGTTGCCTGCTCCCCAAGGCCTGTAGCCAAGGCGAGCAACGACGTCGGTGTAATAGCTGCCGTGCTGACCATCGAGCAGGTCGGCATTCAGCCCATTGCCGGGCCCTTCGTCCTTCAGAGCTGCCGATTTAATAGCGAGCGACGTGCGCAGCGCGGCGGCACTGGCACTGGTCAGCAAACCTTTGATAAAGGCGGACGGTGCGCCGTTGCCAAAGCGGGTGTCGAGCCAGCTGGTAACGGCGGCCTTCAGCCCCTTGGGCGTGACGGCGCGGGTCGCATCGGTGCCCGTCGTGGCTTCGGCATCGGTCGCCAGCTCAACGACGCCCTGTCGCTCGGTGGTGGCGGGCGGGTTGATGAAGCTGGTGTCGCCGAAGGTGATCTGGGCGGCGCTGATGTCGGCAAAGGCAACGTCGATGGCCAGCAGCAGCATCGCCTGCGCCGACTTCTCCATGATCGGATTGGCCTGGCTGTAAACGGCAAAGAGGGTGCCGTCAGACAGGTAGAGGCCGAACGAGCGCACGGTGTAGACGGCGCTGCTTTCGTCGCGGACGGTGACGTGAATGGTATCGTTGGCGACCGCCTCGCCGGCGATCGTCGAGATCCGCTTGATCTCGCCCGGCAAGGCCGTGGTTGCAGGCGTGGGCGTAAAGCTGGTGGCCGAGACGCCAACGCTCGCCATCAGCACCGCATTGGTGCCGGTGTTGGGCAGGTTGACCAGCGCGGCGCGACCCGCATTGGTGACGGTGAGGATGAGCCCGCTCATGCCCTAGACCCCTGAGCGAGGGCGAGGAGCACGAGGGCGCTGCCTACGGCGAGCATGATCAGTTCAGGCGGGGTCGGTAGAGGCAGGGTCATGGCGGAACTCATGCAGCGAGGGAAAGGCGCGCGGCGATGACGGCGCGGGCAGCGGCAGGGACACCGACCGAGGTCGCGGCGGCGAAGCCCTGGGTGAAGCTGAAGTGGGAGCGTACCGGCTTCGTGCGGGCGACCTCGGCAATGACAGAGTCGACGAAGGCGGCGCTGGCTGGAGCCGAGGCGCTGCCCAGCGTCAGCACCAGGTCGAACGTGTGGGGCTCGCCGACCGGGGTTTTCTGCCACCACTCGCGGATGGCGACCTGACCGCCGAAGCTCTCGACCACGCTGCGCACGCTCTGGGCCGTACCCTTGCGCCGGGCGATGTCGAGGGCGCGGCGCACCCGCTCGCGCTTGATCGCCTCCGGCCAGTCGGACGACCAGCTGTCGAGCGACAGCGCCCAGGCCAGCCAGGGCAGGAGACCCACCGGGCAATCGTCCGGGCTCCAGAGCTTGCGCAGGTTGGTGTCGATGTCATTGATCCGCGCCGTCGCAAGCTCGAGGGCGCGCTCGAGCTCGGTGGCGTTGGGAGGAAGGAGCGAGCCGGTCATTCTCCGGTCCCGGCGTAGGTGACCGTCAGGCTCGAGCAGTAGGGGGCCTGATGGCGGCCGATGATGATGTCTGCAGTCGGCTGGGCGAGCACCACGCGGTGCACACCCTCGACGTGCAGGGCGGCATGCAGGCCGGAGATGGTGATGTCGCGGCCGAGCCGATGGCTGGCGGCGACATGCTCCTGAATGCGGCGCTGGGCCTCGGCCATGACGACCGAGCCATCCGGGCCGGAGAAGGTGGTGACGGTGGCGGTGACGGTGTAGGGCACCACCTCGGCCGACCGCACGGTGACGTGGTCGGTCAGCGGGCGCAGAGCGTCGGCCGAGACGTGGGCGGCGACGGCCTCAATCAGCGCGGGCGAGGCGGTGCCATTGCCGGTGCGCGAGAGGATCGAGACCACGACTTCACCGGGGGCTGGGCTGGTCGCGCTGGCGTCCAGCACGTCCGGGTCCGCCGAGAGGGCATGGAAGATGTACGCGCCTTCAGGACCAGCGACCGAATAGCCTTCCGGGGCCAGCACCATGCGCCGGCGCAGGTCGGCATCGCTCTCCATGGTCGGGGGAATGCCCAGCACCGGATCGCCCGGATCGAGCTGGAAGCGGGTGACGCCCAGCAGGGCAGCGAGGTTGTCGAGGTCGGCTCCACGCGCATAGGCGGGCATCACAGCAAGCGCGGCCTCGTTGATGCGCTGGCGCAGGTGCAGCTCGCGGTAGGCGACGATCTGCAGAACCTTGACGGCCGGCTCGCTCTCGAGCGGCTGGAAATCGGGCAGGATCAGCCGCAGCGAGGCGATCATCTCGGCAAGGATCGTCTCATAGTCGAGCGGCTCCACCACCTGCGGGGCGGGCAGGCGGGAGAGATCAACAGCGGTGAAGGTTGCATCGGCCATGCCGCCTTTGTCGGCGGCTAGGTCTCACCAAAGCCAGAGGGGGCATGTGTAGAGGGAGCCTCTACACATAAAAATTGATAATGTAGGCAAATTTTAATGTGTCCCACTCAATAGTAACTTTTAGGAGATGATTTTAAGTATCAAGAAAGTAATATAATGTCTGATAATCTTGGTGATGTGGGGTATCAGGAAATTACTATTTCGGTTCCATCTGATTTAACCGAAAAGAAAGTAAATATGGATGTATTGCATTTTGTGTCGTCGATGACATCATCGCTGGCATGGCCTTTATTGATTCTTTTGCTATTTTGTATGTTTAAACGGAAAATAGAAGATTTGCTTGATAATATTAATGAAATTGGATGGGGAGATAAAAATTTCAAATTCAAGCGCAAGCTTAATGAGGTTGAGGAAAGTGTACTTCTAAATAAAAATGAAGACATTATTTCTGATCAGAAATCCGATGCTGAAAACAATGTTCAAAACGGCGGTCCTGAGCCTAAAGAAGGCAGCATGTCAAAAGATGAGGCACCTCGTACGCATAAGGTAACGCCAAATTCCATTAATATTAGTACTGTAATTACTAGTCCTTCTGTTGATCACCACCCTGTGCAGAGTGAATTGTCAGAAAAATTAATGGATGAATACCCGGTAATTGAAATAATTAACGACTGGGCGCGTATCAATGATATTTTGAATAAATTAATAACATCGTTAAATCCAAGCCCTTCATATGCAAAATTGTCGCCTATGAGAAAAGTAGGCAGGTTGCGTAGAGCTGGTATTATTGATGATTCTATGGAATATAACCTTCGTGAAATGATGTATCTGAGAAATATTGCCGCTCATAGTGCAGGAATTACTGCAACTGATGCTCTTAGATATAAGAAGCTCTCAGGTCAAATTTACGAAACTTTAACTTCTAAATTAAAGAATAATTAAAATTCACCTAACTTTATGTTGTTGTAAAGCATGTCGAGCAGCGCCTGCCTGTCTTCGTTGCTGAAGCCAACTAGTGGGCGGCGCGGATAACTGATGGGCCTGGCCTTGAGCGAGGGGCGGTCGCGCAGGCCCTCGTGGTGGATGCGGGCAACCTCGGCGGCGCGGCCGGTAAAGCCGACCCAGAAGCCCTGGTCGTCTTCGCCGGAGCGCAGCAGGCGGGCCGTGGCAAGGCGGCGGAACATGGCCTTGCGGCGCAGGTTGCCCCGGCGACGCAGACGCCCGGCCGAGGCGTTGCGGTGATCCGCATCGACGGGCAGCCACTTGATGACCTTGTCGTGGAAGAAGCTGCGGATGGCTCCGGCCTCGATGTCGAAGCCGGTCATCATGTAGTTGGTCTCGCCGGTCTTCTCGATGGCGTAGTTGCGAAGCACCACCTTGCGAGGGCCTCCCGAGCCGCCCGAGGGGTAGAGGAAGCAGGCGGTCTGGTTGACGGTGCGGGCAGGCTCGCGCTTGCGGCGCGGCTCGAAGGCTGTGCCGTCCGGTGCGGTCTGGGCGTTGATGCGCGCCCGGTTGCGGGCTGCCATGTCACGGGCCATGCGGCGCAGGAGCGAGCGGCGCTGGCCGGAGGTCAGCTGCCGCAACAGCCCGCCGGCGACGCGCTCGATCTCGACCAGGTCATCGCTCACGGCCCGACCTCGGGCGGAATGCCGGGCTTGAGCTCGACAGCTGGGTCTTGCGTCTCGGCGACCAGCTCGGTGCCGGCATAGCACTGGCGCAGCCATGACGCGCAGATGCCGGTGAAGGTGTTGTTCGCGGGCGGGGCCGGGTGAGCAATGTCGAAGCCGGTGTTGTCCGCGCGAGGCGTGACGATCACCCGCTCGGTCAGATCGAGCTGGAAGAGGAGGTCCACCCGCTTGCGATCGAGGATCTCCGCCTCGTAGCGGAACGGCTGGCTGTCGGTGCGCTGCAGCAGGTCAGGCTGCTCCTGCTCGATCCAGGCAAGCAAGGGCACCACCACCTGATCCGGGCTTCCGGTGTAGTCTGTCAGCAGCACGGCGAGCGTGTAGCCGTAGGAAAACGACAGGGTCTCACCGCGCCTGGCTGCGACGTTGCCATTGTCGACATAGACCTGCAGCTGGTCGGGGTGATTCCTTAGCTCCGGCAGGCAGCTTTCCAGCCACTGGCGAAGGCTTTCAGGCTTGCGCATCGGGGGCCTCCGTGGGGCAGGGCTGGCCGGTGTTCCAGCCGATCAGGCGCTCGAGCTGGTCGGTCGCCTCGGCGTAGCTTTGAGCCAGGCGCATGGCGGCCGCTCGCAGCGGCCTGGGCAGCGTCGCCATGCTGTCGAGTGGAAAGCCTTCGGGGCGCACCGGGCAGGCGAGCAGCTCGGCAGGAGGGGTGTCCCGGATCTCGACGGCAACCGCCGTGGGCGCTAGCTCAGCGGGCCGGTGTGCGCAGGCCTGCAAGGCGATTGAGAGCAGCAAACCAGCTGCCATTGACCTGATCATCATGAACCTCATCCTCGGCGTTTTGCATGGCGGTGTGGGCGGCAAGGCGGGCTTCTAACCGGGCCTGACGACGTTCGGCATCGTGTGCCTGTTTTTCCTCGCGGGCGTGCATGGCAGCGACGAGGGCCTCGGTGGTCTTGCTCTGCGCCTCGCTCTTGAAGGCAGCAAGCCGGATGACCTCACGCGCGCAGGCCTTGCCGGGCTTGCCCTTGTCGGCCGCGTAGGCGCTGCCGGCAGCGGCGCAGATCCGCTCGGCCATGCTGACCGTGGCATCGCGGTCGGCCCGAACGCTGGCATAAGCGGCCCAGAGCCCGGCAGCAGCCACCGCTACCGCCAGCAGCGTCAGGTCAGAGCGGTGGCGGCCGAGCAAGCCGAACAGGCTACGCAAGGCGATCATGGCTCAGCTCCCAGATGGTTTTGGCGCGGGCGAGCCGGGCCTGACGGTCGGCCAGACCGTTGGTACCGCCGTTGATGCGCCGCGTGATGGCGACCAGGGCGTCATCGTCAGCAATGGCGTTGAGCTTTCGGTCGGCCCAGAACAGGCAGGCGATCAGCACGGCGAGCTCAGGTTCCGCTGCCCTTTCCGGCTGATTGATCAGGTCGATGCCAACGCGCTTGCTATACGTCCAATAGTTGGCCTTGCCAGTGAGCTGGAAAATGCCGCGGCCCCGGTAGCGCTCGCCGTCACCGGCAGCGCTGTTGCCGAGGTCGCGCCGGTAGTCGTAGCGCTGCAGGTAATCGTCATACGGGTCAGGGTCCGGCCCGTCGCCCGAGCCGAGCTCGACGAAGTGGCGGAAGCCGCCCGTCTCGTGCGCGGCCTGAGCGAGGAAATGGGCCATGCGCAGCGGCGTGACGATGTCAAAGCGGCGGAAGTCGCCGGCCATGGCCGTGCCGAGCAGCAGCCCGAGCGCGCCAAGCTGGCGGCCGACAATGTAACTGCACCATGCGGCGAGCGTCCTGGGGCCTAGCAAGCCGTCAATGGTGCCGGGCTCGTAGCCTGCCTTGGCAAGGTTGGCCTGGGCAGCGAAGATCTGACGGGCAGGGATCATTTGCCCCTCCCGAGCCGGGCCTTGATGAGCGCGGGCAGCTCGGCCACGAGATCGCCGGCCGCCCGGGTGAACAGCGGCGTGACCTCGAAGGCGATCATGGCGATGACGAAGCTGCAGGCCTGCGCCGTGAACGGCGTTAAATTGAGGATCTCGGTGGCGCCGAGCGTCACGTAGTAGCTGACGCTGATGCCGACGATCCACTGGACGAGGCGCTGCCGCCACGTCAGGCCGGGCCGCCAGGCCTGGGAGACGGCCGAGCCGAGCGCGGCCGGGGTGAGGGCAGCGGCAGCGGCCTGCGTCTGCTCCCAGATTTCTTTCAACAGTTCAGGCAGGGTCATGGGTCAGTCCCAAAGCTGGACGAGCGGGCGCGTTTGCGGCTGGCTCGAAGTGGCGGGAAGGGTGACGGCAGTGCCGAGGGGAAGGACCGGGCTGAGGTCGGCAAGGCCCGGGTTGGCCGCGAGGACGCGCGAGATGTCGCCCGCCTTCAGGCCCGCCTCGCGCCAGATCAGTGCATCGAGGGTGTCGCCCTGGCGGGAGATGACGGTGCGCACCATCAGATCAGCTCGATGATGGTGCGCGAGCGCGCAAGGATGTCGCGCACGGCATGCAGGGCGTCGCGGCGCAGATCTCCAATGCTCTCGCCGAGCTCTTCCAGATCCTTGCCGCCGGCGGCCGTGGTGTCGAAGTCGCGCTGCCGCTCGATCAGCTCAGCCTTGGCAAAGAGGGCAACGGCGCGCCGGTACTGCTGCAGGTGGACGGAGACGCCGTCGATGCGGGTGGCAGGCACCGCATTGAGCGTCGGATATCCTGCGGCCTGCTGGGCTTCCGCCCAGGCGCGCAGGTCGCGGCCAACGGTGATGATCGCGGCGACGAGCGCGCCGCGCAGGGCCTTCGGTGTGATTGAGGTCGAGACGTTGGCCAGGAGCCGCATCTCTTCCGGATCCAGATCGGGAAAGAAGCCGTCATTGGTGATCAGCCCCTGCGGCTCCGGGGTCGGATCGATCGGCTCGCAGCGGGATGGAAGGGCGACGAAGCTCACGGAAGTCTCCTTTGCCGCCCACCCGGGTTACGGCGGTGGGGATCGGTCGTGAGAGCGATGGCAAAAGCCTGCTTTCTGACCGATCCGCCGCCGACGCCGGGGGGCGAGCGGGTCAACCGGCTGTGCCGGTGTCCTGGGACGCGCGCAGGGCGCGATCGAGTTTGTCGATGTCCTTCTTGACGCCGACCCGCTCATGCAGGTCGCGCGCCTTGACCAGCGCCTGCCGGGCGTTGGTCTGGAGCACCGCCTTTTCGTTAAGGTCGGCCTCAAGGTCAGCCCGCCGGACAAATTCGAGGCCGATAGCCTTGAACAGCTTGGCCTTGACCTCGTCGTGCATGTCCGCGTTCTGCGTCAGCCATTCGGTCTGCTGGAGAATGCTGAGGTCGAAAGCCTCGCCCTTGGTCAGCGCGGTCAGCGCGGCCTCGGCGATTTCCTCGACGACGAGCGTTGCCGTGTCGCGGGCGTAGCGCGCGGGCAGGGCGATGCCCTGGTCGATCAGCGGATCGGCCAGCTCGAGCGCGCCGGCATAGTCGCCGGTGTCAATTCTCCAGACCATGACGGTCGAGACGATCTCGTCGGGAGCGGCAACGCCGTTCTCCTCGAGCACCTTCAGCCAGCCTTCGACCCAGGCGGCGTACTCGGGCAGCATCTCGCGCTTGGCCTCGATCTTGGCCTTGACCGACTTGATCTCCTTCAGCCGGCGCAGATGGAGGGTGTGGCGCATGCGCATCTGTGCGGCAGCCGGGTCGCGGGCTGCGCCGCCAGCGGGGACATCCCCACTGGCGGCGGCCGGTGTCACCGCAGAGGCAACGATGGCCGAACCCGCTGTTGCGGCGGCAAGCCGAGCGGCCATGCGCTCGCGGTGACGACGAACCAGACTCATGGTTTAGCCGCCCTGTGCCGCGGACTTCTTGCCCATGACAATGTTCTCGATCAGGGCCGTGAAGCCGTAGTCCTCGACCACATAGGCCTCGTTCCAGCTCTCGTAGTTCTCGACGCGGTCGCGCTTGGGCTCTTCCACAACGTGGCGCCGACGCGTGCCTTCCTGCCAGTAGACCGACAGGTTGGAGAGCTTGGTGATCAGGATGGCATTGGCCGGGAAGAACGGCACGGTGACGGCGGGCTTGCCGCCCAGCTGCTTGGCCGAGCGCAGGATCTGGTCGCGGGCGGCCACTTCCGTTGCCGTCGAGCCTGCCTGGCTGATGATCGGGAAGTACTTGTCGTGGACGAGGCCGCTGCCGACGATCACCACCAGTTCCGGATCATCCTTCGCCCACGGATCGAGCAGCTCAAGCGCATCGAACACCAGGGCATCAAGGCTGGCGTAATCGACTTCGGTGCCGACCACGCCGTCACCGACATAGATCATGCCCTCCTCGAGCTCGCCTTCGCTCAGGACGCGCGTCGGCGCGTTGTCGCGGATGTGCTGGAGCCAGCCCTTGTTGACGTCCTGCAGCAGCGGATTTGCGGCCTTGTCGGTGGTGGGGGCAACGTGGGTGCCGTTCCAGCCGATCATGATCCGGTCGAGGCCCTGCTGCTTCAGGAGAGCATCGCGGATGCGGGTCTGGAAGTCGGGGAATTTGGCCCAGGCATCGAGCTTGGCGTAGCTCAGGTGGGTATCGCTGTTGGTCTTCTCGCAGCGGTACGGGTGTTTCTCCAGCTCGGATGGGTCGCTGGTCTGGCGCACGCCGCTGCCCGACGTGTCGGTGCGGCCGGCAACCGGGCCGTTGATGATCAGGCCGAGCTTCTCGCCTTCCTGCTCATCGACGGAGATGATGTTGATCTGCTTCAGGAACTCGCTCGTCTCCTGAATTTTGGTCTCCAGCGTCTGCTGGACGGACGGCGCGACCGTGAACTTGACGGTGACGTCGTCCGTGGTGTTCAGCAGCGCGATCTGGCTGCAGTACGCATTGAACTTTGCGCGGGTGGTCGGCTTCATCGAAAGGCCTTTCGCGGGGAGGGGCTATGGGGAGGGGTCAGCAATCGGTGGCGACGTCGCCGGTGCCGCCGGTCTGAAGCTGACGGGCCTGGCCGGGAGTTTCGGTCTGCGACAGCTTCTGGGTGAGCTGGGTCAGGTCGGTGCGCAGCGCCGTGATCTCCTGCTTCGGACCCGCGAGCGCCTGCTCGATGGCGCTGCCGAGGCTGGCGGACATCTTCTCGATCAGGGCGTCGTTGTCGTTGGCCGGAGCCTGTGCCGGCGCAGCAGGGGCCTGCGGCGGGGTATGCGTCTGCGTGGTTCCCGGCTTCAGGTCAGAGAACAGCGACGTGACGAATCCCTTGATCACGGTCGCCATGTCCTGGGCGGGGGCGGCTTCGTCTTCGAAGGCAATCTCGGTCTCAAGCGCTGCCGTGAACAGGTTGTTCGGGTCGGCCTTGCGGGCGTCCCACATTGGCTTCAGGGCCGAGAACTGCAGGGCCTCGGTGCCGAGGCTGGCCGGGTTGTCGGTGAGCGCAAGGCCGACGAGGCCAGCCTTGCCGGTCTCGGCGAAGTTGGGTGAGACCTCGATGCTGGTGAAGCGCTTCTGGTCCTGCTCGACCAGTTGGATCAGCTGTTCGTTGCCCTCGATCTGGGCCAGCAGCGCCAGACGCTTCTGCTTCTTGCCGCCGATGCTGAGCTCGACCTCTTCCGTCTTCAGCGCCGTGACCGAACCGTAGGCGTTGAACGGCGGGGTCGGGCTGAAGCCTCGGATGTGCTCACAGTTGACGCGGGCGGTATAGGTGGCCGGGTCGTAGGTCGCGGCCATCTGCTCGATCCAGTCGCGCTCGATGACGCGGCCGTCGGTCGTCGCGCCTTCAACCGCGATCCGGGTGAACTTGGTCTTGCGGGTCTTTGCCATAGGGGAGGGCAGCCTTTTTTGCGGGACTAAGGGCATGTCGTGAGCCCGCAGCAGGCCGCAGAAGACCGGCCAAGCTCAAGGCGATGGTTGTGGAGAGGCGGCCTCTCCACAAACTGCGCCTCGGGCCAGCGCCCGCATGGCTGCAAACATGGCCGCCATGACCCTGCCGATCACAACTCTCTCGCAAACCCCGTTCGATGCGCGCCGCATGGCGCGCTCGCTCTACTGGCGCGGCTGGAGCGTCACCCAGATCGCCGACGAGCTGCAGTTGAAGCGCCCGACCGTCGAGAGCTGGAAACAGCGCGATAGGTGGGAGGACGCGCCCTCGATCCGCAAGCTCGAGGATTGCCTCGAGGTGCGCTTCCAGACGCTGGTGCTGAAGGAACAAAAGACGGGCGGCGACTTCAAGGAAATCGACCTGCTCGGCCGGCAGATCGCGACGCTTGCCCGGGTGCGCCGATACGAAGCGCCGGGCGGTCACGAGGGCGACCTCAACGAGAAGGTCGGCAACCGCAACAAGGGCGGGCGCAAAAAGCCCAAGCGCAACCACTTCACCGCCGAGCAGGTGGCAAAGCTGCGCGAGATCTTCGAGGGCCAGCTCTTCGGCTATCAGGAGACGTGGCGGGACAGCTCGAACCTTCGCACCCGCATGATCCTGAAGTCGCGCCAGATCGGCGCGACCTACTACTTCGCCTTCGAGGCGCTGCTCGATGCCATCGAGACCGGGCGCAACCAGATCTTCTTGTCAGCGAGCCGCGCCCAGGCGCTGCAGTTCCGCAGCTACATTGTCGGCTTTGCCAAGCTGGTCGGCGTCGATCTGGCGGGCGATCCCATGCTGATCACCTCCGAGCTGGTCGGCGAAGATCAGCCCGCTGCCGAGTTGCATTTCCTCGGCACCAACTACCGCACCGCCCAGGGCCGCCACGGCAACTTCTACTTCGACGAGTTCTTCTGGGTGCATGGCTTCGAGGAGCTGAACAAGGTCGCCTCGGGCATGGCCATGCACAAGAAGTGGCGCAAGACCTATTTCAGCACGCCCTCGACCGTCGCGCACCAGGCCTATCCCTACTGGACGGGCGAGCGGCGCAACCGCCGGCTGAAGAAGGCGGACCGCATCGAGATCGATGTCAGCCATGCGAGCCTGAAGGGTGGCCGGTTGTGCGAGGACGGCGTCTGGCGGCACATCGTCACCATCGAGGATGCCGAGAAGAGCGGCTGCGACTTGTTCGACCTCAACGAGTTGCGCATCGAGTACGCGCCAGACGAGTTCGCCAACCTCCTGATGTGCGAGTTCGTCGACGACACCCTCTCGGCCTTTCGCTTCAATGACCTGGTCAAGTGCGGCGTCGACAGCCTCGTCGAGTGGGCCGACTTCAATCCGGACGCGGCCAGGCCCTTTGGCAACCGGCAAGTCTGGGCCGGGTACGATCCGCAGGAAAGCGTCGACGGCGACAATGCCGCGCTGGTGATCGCCGCTCCCCCAAGCGAGCCGGGCGGCACCTTCCGCCTGCTCGAGCGCCACCAGCTGCGCGGGCTCGACTTCGAACAGCAGGCCGAGTTCATCAAGGCCGTGCTCAGCCGGTACACCTGCACCTACCTCGGCATCGATGCGACCGGCGTTGGCTCTGCTGTCTTCCAGCTGGTCAGCAAGTGGTTCCCGCGCGCCGTGCGCATCGATTACTCGATCGAGGTCAAGGCGCACATGATCATGAAGGCGCAGAACGTGATCAGCCGCGGCCGCATCGCCTTCGACTCTGGCTGGGTTGATCTCATCGGCTCCTTCATCTCGATCAAGAAGACGCTGACCGCCTCAGGGCGCAACGTCACCTTCAAGGCCGGGCGCGGGGCCGAGCTGAGCCACGCTGACATTGCCTGGGCGACCATGCACATTCTCATGAACGAGCCGCTTGACGGCAAACCGGCGGCCACCGGCCGAATGGAGATGCTTTGATGACCCCTGAGACCCACACGGCCGAGGCTGCTGCCAAGGTGGAGGCCTTTACCTTTGGCGATCCGGAGCCGGTTCTCGATCGGCGCATGCTGCTTGACCACCTGCAGGCGCTCAACACCGGCCGCTGGTACGAGCCGCCGCTGTCCCTCGACGGGCTGGCGCGGGCGTTCCATGCCTCGCCGCATCATGCCAGCGCGCTTCACCTGAAGCGCAACCTGCTGGTCGGCAGCTTCGAGCCGACGAAGCTGCTCGACCGCGCCACCTTCAAGGCGTGGGTGCAGGACTACCTGGTCTTCGGCAACGGCTACCTCGAGCGGCGCACCAACCGCCTGGGTGATCCGCTGCGGCTCGTCCACCTCATGGCCAAGTACACGCGCCGGGGCACCGAGGCGGGGCAGTGGTTTTTCCTGCAGGCGGGGCAGGAACCGGTCGAACTTCGCCAGGGCAGCGTCTTCCAGCTGCGCCAGGCCGAGGTCAATCAGGAGGTCTATGGCCTGCCGGAATACCTGAGCGCTCTGAACGCGGCGCTGCTGAATGAGGCGGCGACCCTGTTCAGGCGCAAATACTACCGCAACGGCAGCCATGCCGGGTTCATCTTCTATGCGACGGGCGACTTTGCGGACGGCGATATGGATGCCCTGCGCGACCAGCTCCGCCGCGCCAAAGGTCCGGGTAACTTCCGCAACCTGTTCGTTCATGCGCCCAACGGCAAGGCGGACGGCATCAAGATCATTCCGGTCGCGGAGGTGGCAGCCAAGGATGAGTTCCTCGGCATCAAGAACACCACACGTGACGACGTGCTGGCGGCACACCGCGTGCCGCCCCAGCTGCTCGGCATCGTGCCGACCAATGCCGGCGGCTTCGGCAAGGTGACCGAGGCGGTGGACGCCTTCTACGAGTTGGAGATCGTCCCGCTCATGCGCGAGTTCGAAGCCGTCAACGAATGGCTGGGCCTCGAGGCCGTGCGTTGGAAGGAGAGGCGGCTCATCGCCTGACCCATACCTGCCGTACCTGACATCAGCCGCCCTTCGGGGCGGCTTTTTCTTTGGCTGGTGCGCATGGTTGCAGTGCGCGGTGGTCAGCCGGGCAGCGCACCGGGCGAGGGGAGGGAGGCTCAGCGCCACCTCATCATGCGCGCTTTTCCCCCCGCCTCGCCCGCGAGCTTTTTATGTCGGTTTTGATGCACAGGGCGGCTCCGGCTCAGTGCGAGGCAGGCTGTGGGCCGCATACAGACAGAAGAGGGGCCAATGATGATGCGGATTGATGCAATCAGAGATTATTCGATTAGTACCAGGGCGGCGAAACGGGGCTGTTTGTCCCAGCATGTCAACAAGGGGGCAGTTGCACTGATAACGGAAATGAAACAGATAATGCCTCAATCTTGTATTGCGTCGGCATGCTCATGCCTCGACTGACGGGGCAACGGCATCGTCGGGTCTGTATGGAACTGAGAAATAGCCCACTAGCGCTAGCGCCTAGAGTGTACGTACGAATAGCAAAAGGGGACGGAGTTATGAGGAGCTTGCTGCAGGGGCGTTTGCGGAACACCCATCTTCCAGCGACTAAAGCAATGATGCCTCTTTACGAGGCTGTAGTTAACTCAATCCACGCAATAGAAGAAGATGCAGAGCGCTTTGGCCGCCCGATCACCGATTATGAGGTTGAAGTTGAAATCGCCCGCGAATCTACGCTCTGGTCAAGTGATGGGCGTAGCTCAGACGATCGTATTATTGGCTTTAGCATCAAAGACAATGGAGCGGGCTTTAATGACGAGAATTGGAGCTCTTTCAACACCTTGGACACGCTACATAAAGTAAACAAGGGAAGCCGCGGCATCGGGCGCCTAATGTGGTTAAAGGCATTTAGGGATGTCGAGGTCGATAGTGTTTTCCTTGCTAGCGACGGTATTTTTATGCGTCGCAGGTTTGGCTTTGATCCGCATACAGATGTTACTGCTCATGGTGAGCCTGAAGAGACAAAAGATCAGCGGCAAACAGTTGTTAAACTAAATGGCTTTATTAAGCCGTATTTAGATTATGCGCCGAAGACCGCTCAATCAATTTCTAATGGTATATTGGAGCACTGTCTTTGGTATTTTGTTCGTGCCGAAGGAGTTCCTAAAATTAGTGTGATTGACGGGGATGTTGTCGTAGATTTATTCGACTTGTACGATCAGCACATGCATGCTTCCGCTCGAGCAGAAGAAGTTTACATTGGTGATTATAGTTTCGAAATTACTCATGTAAAATTTCGTGCAAACGTGAGTAAGCCAAACAGCTTGAATTATTGCGCAGCTGGGCGATTGGTAAAGACGGAGCCTCTCAAAAATTACATTCAGAGTATAACTAAAACTCTGGTGGATGCGCAGGGGGGGTATACCTATTCAGCCTATCTTACCAGTCCATACTTAAATGACCGGGTGGTTGAGCAACGGGTTGGGTTTTTAATTGAAGATGAAAATGGCGGATTGTTTGATGGCTCGGAGCTGAGTTTTCGAGATATTAGAAATGCTGTAATACCGCGTATCAAGGAGTTCTTGGAAGAAAGTCTTCGGCAAAATATAGAAGATAGCGCGGAGCGTATTGAGGACTTTGTGACTACTCGAGCTCCTCGATATAGGTCTATATTGAGGCATATAGATGCAGAGGAACTGGTCATTGATCCTAGCATTTCAGATCGTGACTTGGATATTTTGCTGCACAGGCAGTTATATAAAGTAGAAGAAAAAATTCTTGAAGACGGTCATAATATCTTAGTTCCATTTAATGGTGAGACGGAAGGCGACTATCGTAGTAGGGTCGAGCAGTATTTGCAAAAAGTGTCCGATCTTAAGCAGTCTGATCTCGCTAACTATGTTACACATAGAAAAGTGATATTGGAATTGCTCGAGGCAGCTATTTATAAAGATAGCAATGGGAATTTCTCGCGCGAGGATGTTTTGCATGATTTGATTGTGCCAATGCAAAAGACATCGGACGATTACGAATTCAGACGTGAAAATCTGTGGCTCATTGATGAGCGTCTGACATTTCATGATTTTCTTGCATCAGATTTGCCATTGTCTAGCATGATGATCACCGCTGATAGCAGTGGTAAAGAGCCTGATGTGGCAAGTATCAGAATTTTTGACACACCATTCTTAGTTTCGGAAAAAAAGGATCCGCCAGCTTCGTTGACAATTATTGAAATTAAACGTCCAATGAGAAATAACTACATCGCAGGGAAAGATGAAAAGTCAGACCCTATTCGGCAATCTCTTGACTATTTAGCGCGCCTGCGCAGGGGCGCCGCTACGCGGCGGGGGCGTAAAATACCAAACGCAGATAGAATTCCAGGCTTTATTTATATCGTTGCAGACTTGACTGATAAGATGATTGAATGCTGTCACCTATTTAATCTGACAAGGACATATGATGGCCTAGGATATTTTGGCTATCATCCCAATGAAGCATACAATGCCTATATTCAGGTCATTTCGTTTGACGGGCTTCTTCAGGGCGCAAAGGAAAGAAACAGAGCATTTTTTGATAGACTCGGTCTGCCCGCCCGCTAGTTTGATTGGTTGAATGTTTGGCGGCGATTGTGTTGCTAATGGCAAAACTGTCGGTGATCTCAATGTGGCGTTTTTCCGGACTTATGCTGCTTTAAGCGATGCCGTAGCCGGGCTGGGCAAGGGATGCGCCGTGAAGGCAATGTGCTTTCTTGGGTGATCTTCTAAGAAATTGGCGATCGCTCAGGCGTTGAATTGCGTTTTGCTCGTTCGTTAGTATTACGATTTTTAGTACGTCCGGCAGTCAAAAAAACTTCGGGTGCTTTTCGGGTGAAATTCACCCGAAAAGCCGGTTTGTACTAATTTTGTTCACATCGGGCGTCCGCAGAAAACTGGGAAAAATCAAGACGTTGACACTTTCTCGATGCGTTGACATCGCAGGGGTCGCAAGTTCAATCCTTGCCACGCCCACCATTCTTCCCCTTGAAATTGTTGAGAATGCCCCAAGCGTGCCATCGG